GGGAAACTTTGGTCAATTGAGCTACTATACCATCAACAACGGATATATGAATGGGCGTAAAAAAATGATCTATTCCAGCTCTACAAATATGGGATATGCGATCACAAATAATGGATTAACGAATTATTTTCCCGACTTGATTACGGATACGACCTCTACCAATGCACGTTTATTTTCACTCACGATAAGTTTAAATACTGAAAATGCTCTTTATGGGGAAAACTTTAATTATTTCACGATTATTGGATATGACCGAATGGGTATTATTGACGGAACGGAACCGAATCCAACTCTGACATTCTTTTTAGGAGACACCGTGACTTTGTCCTTTGATAGTAATTATAATCCGCGCAATCATCCGTTTGGAATTTACACCGCCAATACGCTAATTAAAGATACACAAGTGATCACGAACAACGCAAATATAACTGGAGACGGCATTCAATGGACACCTAATATTGCCTCTCAAACGCTATATTATTATCGAAGCGATAATGCGAAGCATCTCATATCAGGCTCCATACGTATACTACCAAACGACACCGCAGATCTTACTCCTGATATTAGTTATGTTATTCCCGCAGAGGGTAGTACAGTAAGTGTAAGTATTCCAACGATTGACATTGTGTCCAATAGTATTGTGAATGTTGGTAGTTCGAGTCAATATCACGTGGTCGATGCCAACGGAACTACCATTAAATCGTTTAATGCTTCCACGATAACCGGATCGGGAACAACCACCTTAACCCTCAATACAGGAATGGATGATTATGATCGTTTGAGTTTTGATACAAGTTATTCGTTTGTTGCCGATTCTGGATTATTCACCAATATTTATGGCAATGACTTTTCGTCTTTGAAAATTGCGTCGTATCGTACGGAAGTGATGCATGACCCACTTTTACTGTCGATCTATCCCCAAGATGCCAACGATATTTCCATCAATCCAAGTGACCCCATTATTCTCACGTTCAACGAACCCGTGTATTTCTCTACTTCTTATTCGTTGCGGTTTTATGACACATCAAATGTCATATTCAGTGATTACACAAGCATTGAAACGTCTGGAAATGATCTATTGATTTATAATACAAACATGACGTATGAAACATATTATCGTGTATTATTTGACGTGAACTCCATTGTAGATGGAAGTAATATTACATATGACTTTACGGATTCAAGTTTGAACAGTTACTACTTTTACACCGCGTTTGATCCACGACCCAAAATTGTTTCGACGGATCCGTCGTTTGGTCAAAATGATGTTTCCTTTAATTCAACCATTTCCATTACCTTTAACGAAGACATTTCTCTTGGCACTGGAAATATTATTATTCAAGATCTATCCACCAATACGGTATTTGATACATTTGATGTTGCAAATGATGAGGACATTTCAAATCATTTGACAGGAATGAATACCGATACACTTACGATAGCAATCGATTCCGATTCAACCTTTAATGTAGGAAACAGTTATGCGGTATTGATCGACGATACAAGTATTCAAGACAGTTCTGGAAACTTCTTTGTGGGTATTACGGATACGGGTGGATATACTTTTACGGTTGCATAATCGATTCTATTATTCTATTATTCTTTTTTCTTTGAGTAGTATATAAACAATGGCAATAAAGAAAACGTTCGGTTCGCGTGCAGAGGTGTTTCACGGAAACGCCAAAAAAACAACGGGGGGATTAACGAAGAAAGATTTAGTCAAAAACAAACATGGTGAAATTGTGTCCAAAAAGAAGCATTTTACCGCCAAGAAAGAAAAGCGTCTTGAAAAATATGGATACTTTGCCAAGAAGGGCAAGTTCGGATACGTGAAGAAAGATGTCAAGAGAAAAACCGAAAAGAAGGCCAAGAGAAAAGGTAAGGGAAAAAAGTAATTAAATAAATCGGAGTATATAACATAAGATGCGTCAGTTGTTGTTTCTTTTATGTTATATACTATGTAGTTGTAGTGGATTGCGTTCATTTGTTATACAACCGGGGGGGGTCAAGGGGTTTTATATGACGGGCATATGTAAATATATTCGGGATCATTACGACTTGAGCGATTGGAACTATTATGGCGCGAGCGCCGGAGCCTGGAATGTCATGTATTTAGGATGCTCCTCCGAAAAAGAAGAGTTATTTATACAACAGGCTCAAGAAATAGGGCAATTTTCGTATACGAGCTTATATGATATGGAAAAAACGATGAAAAAAAGGTTGATGGCGAATTTTGAATTAGAGGATTTTGACATTCCCTCCATGAATATATGCGTATCGTCGAAACGCAAATGGCAACCGCTTTTAAGAAAAGATGTTATACGGGAGTTTTACGACATGGATGATCTTGTAGAATGCTGTATTGCAAGCTCTCATTTACCTTTTATTACAAATGGGGAGTTCTTTTATCACTACCGTGCGCGAAAATGTTTGGATGGAGGGTTTTTTCGTAAACCATATACCCGTGAAGATAATATTATTCCGAGTATGATACTACATCCCGAAATATGGAAAAATACACAAATGAATCAAATCAATCGTATGCATACGTTAGATATTCATAGCATGCTGTATTATGGATACAATGATGCGTATAATCATCGTTGGGAATTAGATGAGATGTTTGATTCTTGATTTCGTATGTGCTTAGTGGAATAGTTTCCATTGCGTTTTTTGCGTTCTATTTTCTTGTCCTTTCCTTTTTTGCGTTTTACACTGTTTGGGTCCTTGTGAGGCATATATAGTATATCTCGTTATTCTTTTATGAAGATACAAGACGTGGTAATCGTGTAATATAATGAAAATCTACTTCAAAATCAAACAAGGTTTCCGTAAGGTGAAGCGTGAGATCTCCGGCTAACAATTCGTCGTGGACGGGTTTCATGGGAAACATATACAAGGGGATGTAATCATAGACAATCTTTTGTGCGATTTCTTGGGGGAGATTCATATTGTATTATATATCGTTTATTATATCAAGAAATCAATTTTATTCTCTAAAAAGAAATATCCAATGCTTCAAAATCAGATACATATAAATCGCGCTTTTCTTTCAGCTGATTGGTCAAAAAGAAGAAATCGTCTTGGTTTGCCTTGAGGATCTCCACCGACCGCTGGTACGCCCACTGTACCAAGTCCTCGATTTCCCTGTCAATTTCTTGCTTGGAATATTCGCTCAATTTGTCTCCATTGGTAGCCAAATTGCGCCCCAAAAACGGCTGGGCATTGCTCGTGCCATCATACAAAGCAATGTTTTTACCCATCCCAAACGCGGAAACATACCGACGGGCAATACTATTGGCCTGCTTCAAATCATTGGAAGCTCCCGTGGTAATGTCCAAATGAGGTGTTTTCGTAAACATGACCTCGTTGTTGTATTTATCCGAAAAGCTTACAAAGGTCTCAAAAAAGATCTGTTCCGCCGCTCGCCCCCCAAGCGCAATCAACAAGTTTGCCAACATGAATTTCTTGGTCGGGTAATTGTCGTATTCTTCCTTGGGTGTAAACAGGGTGTATCCACCCGCACCATTTTTGTTCGCATTAATCGTCACCCTCTGAATATCAAACATGTCGTCAAACAAATGCGCAATCAAGGCGTGCCCAATTTCGTGCGCCGAAATCATTTGTACAATTTTATCCGGGCGCGAATCCTTATTCGTTGGCAAGCCAATGGTCATTTTTTCAAACGCCTTGTACATCGTGTCAGGGGTAATGTTAGTATCGTTATAACGGACACTGAGAATGGCCGCTTCGTTGGCTAGATTCGCAATATCGGCTCCCGAGAATCCACCCGTCAACTTCGCCAGATCATTCAAATACGTCGTGTTTTGAACTTGCTTATTTTTGAAATGAATGTCGATGATTTCTCGGCGCCCCTCCACGTCCGGCAACCCGACCATGACCTTGCGATCAAATCGCCCAGGGCGAGTGAGGGCATTGTCCAAAATGTCCGCCCGATTCGTAGCTGCAATGACAATAATCCCCTCGTTTTTCACGAACCCATCCATATTAGTGAGTATTTCGTTGAGCGTTTGCTCCCGCTCGTCGTTCCCTCCCGCCAACCCCGCTCCTCGCTGACGTCCAACGGCGTCGATTTCGTCCATAAAAATAACACAAGGCGATTGTTCTTTCGCACGTTTAAACAGGTCTCTCACCCGGGAAGCACCGACCCCCACAAACATTTCAATGAATTGCGACCCGGACGCATAGAGATAATTGACCCCCGCTTCCCCCGCCACTGCTTGAGCTAGAAGTGTCTTGCCTGTTCCCGGTGGACCTTCCAATAGCACTCCTTTGGGAATCTTTGCGCCCGCATCCGCGTATTTCTGCGGGTCCTTTAAAAAATCAACCACCTCCATCAATTCAAACTTGGCTTCGTCGCACCCTGCTACATCCGCAAACGTGACGTCCACATCGTCGGGATTGACTTCGTCAAAGTTGTTGTTCTGCATGAATCGCATGGGATTTCCAAATCCACCGCCCCCACCAGGACCCGATCCCGGGAAGCCGCCCCCGCTCCCACCGCGAAATATATTGATTAAGTTGGCAATGATAAATCCAGCAACGACATAAATCAATGTAAACTGAATGACAGATTGAACAAAACCAACCAATGGATTCAATTGATTCATGGGCTGAATCATAATATCATAACGAATGCCCAGGGTTTCTAGTTTAGTCAACACCGTTTGCGACATTTGAGGAACCAGTTGAACAACGTGAGAATTAATCATATCATATGTATGGGGTTGATGTAACGTATCAATACTAATGAGTCCTTGAATTTCATTGTTTTGGGAAACTAGACTGACGGATTCCACTTGTTTATCTTTCAATTGTTGAGCAAAATCATCGTAGGATTGAGGAAGACCAAACTTATAAAACTGTTGATACAAGGATTTCGCAATGAACGAAGGGTTGTCATTATCTACACTGATGGAATGTAGAGGAAAAGAACGAGAATATTTAGATGAATAGGATGAAGAAGGAATAAATGCCTGCGTTGTGCAAGGAATGAGAATGAATAGGAATGGCGCGAGAATCATGGTATATATATACAGCTGTGTTATCTTTAATTTCATTTCTGGTTGTTTATTTTTTTGGCGATACTTTTTTTCGTCAAATGAGTTTTATTCTCAAAATAATATTCTTGTTTAATATAAGATAGTACATCACGTTGTAATATGAAGCCAGATATAACAATTACGTCATCAACCGTGAATCATAATGAAAATACAACAGATATGACTCAAGTATTTCAAATGAAAACGAGTGAAACGACAGACGATTTTACAGAAAGTGATATATCTATAACAGGTAGTTATATTACTTCTTTTGAAAATTTAGGGTATTGTATAGAGAATACAATAGCGGGGTGGGATTCGGATACTTCTTTGAACAACGATAATCAAAGTGGGCGTAATCATACAGCGGTGATCAGTGGCGATGGAACAACCATTGCAACGTGTTATGACACAGAACGTGGTGAATGGCGTATCTTTAAAGACATCTCAAACGTATGGACGCAAGTGGGGTCTACTTTGTTGGATACCCAATACGCGTCGTACAGTGTCACCAACGGTATTACTCTAAATTATGACGGCACGGCGATTGCGTTCAGTACGGGGGAAAGGATTTATACATATCATTATGAAAACGATGTGTGGAGTCAAACGGGGGATATTAGTGGGTGGGGGGGTGTTGTGCAACAAGAATCATCATCAGAATCCTTAGATTTGCCAACACCCGTGTACTCCTTTGAATTGCGGGGAAATAGTGTTGACGATAAGTTTTATGACCTAATTGATAATGTAGCGTATGCTGAAAGAGTGATATATGACTATAACATTACTGATTCCGTTCAAACCAATACTTCGCCAGTGGATAATACGGGAGTTTATTTAAATTGGAACGCAGATGATACTACTTCATTAAACTATGAATGCATTGCTCTAAGAAACATTGATTTGCTATCCACTTCTTTTACTTATGAAATATATTTTTATAGTAGATCTCATGGGGGTGGACAATTTGGAGCTACTCCTTTGTTATGGAGCACTGGTAATTTTTTCATAATATATGTTCATGGATCAAGATATTTACTTGTTAGAAACGATACTCATGATACAATTAATGTTAAAACGAGTGGTACTAACAACTCATTTTATGGTGGCAACGCGGCCAGCCATGGAGGGTGGCATCATGTAGTTTGCACACAGTCCAATGTAAATGGAAATACTTTATCAAAAATATATGTAAATGGTGTACTTGATAAACAACAAACAACTACTGGAGAGTCACATGTTCATTTAGATGATACTTTAAATACTTTTACAAATAATGGTTCGTCATATATACCGATTGGGGTGACACAAAATGGCCCTCCATACTTTATGTGTGGTAAAGTGTCTTACGCTAAATTTTGGACCACTGCACTAACGGATAGTCAAGTACAAGATCTTTATAGTAATAGAGAAACGATATCTATTTCGTCATCTGAAGTTTCTGAACCCGTTTCTTATTTCAATCATTTTCTGGAACAGGCACAACAAAGTCCGTATTTGAACATTTCCGTCGCAGAAACCGAAGTCATAGAATGCGTTTCATTGAATACCATTGTAAATGTGGTTTCGTCCAATGGAAATAAATACGTGTTCAACAACTCCAATAGCTATACAGAGGGATTGGTGTATGGGGTGTACGATGGTTCGTATACGTTCACTGATATTTCCGAAAATCATCCCATGGCGATTTTGAATGATGGGAAAAGTGATTTCATTTCATATACTGGCGATACAGATAAAAAGTTCACCAAAGACGTAGATGGTGTTTCCTATGATTTTTATTATGGAGACATGAGTGTATCTATATCCGGCGATTTTGATGTGGTCAGTATTTATTGTTATTATCATGGGTACATGGGCGGCGAGAATCTGTTGACGTATGATATTAGTTGCGAGCAGATT